GGCAGGGCCCTCCAGAACTTCTTTCGCCTGACGGCGACGGAACTGTTCGATGAGGTCGAACCCGGAACGTCCACAGATGACGATATGTTCATCGTCAAGGACGGCGATACCGGCGAGATCTTCACGATCCCGATCCCGGATCTGCTCGCCGCGGCTGGCTCGGTGGACGATGGCGCGAACGTTGGTATCGGCACCGGCCAGGTATTTCAGATCAAGGTCGGGACGGTTCTCAACTTCCGATCACTACTTGCCGGGCCAACTGGGATCGTGTCAATCTCGACCGGGGCCGATGAAATCACGCTCGATGTTATCGCGAGTGCGATTAACCACGGCTCGCTATCCGGCCTGTCGAATGACGACCACCCACAATACGGCGCTCTAGCCCAAAATGAACTAGTTACCGGCGCGTGGACGTTCCAGAACACGACCACGACCGCGAATTTAGTGCCCCTCACCTTCCCTGGTGCGGTCGATATTGGCACGAATACGATGCCGTATAACGGCCTGTTCATTAGTTCAATCGACGTGTTCGATTTCGGGACTGGCAACTTCGAGGGCAGCATGATTGCTGCCGGCGGCAATATCATCGCCGCGGTGACGAACACACTCAACCTCACCGCAACATCAGTTGATCTGACTGCGCCGTTGCATGTGCTGACCAATGGCGTCGATGAGATTCAACTTCAGGTCAAAGGTGTCGCTGCACAGGTCAACGATATTTTCGTCGTAGAGAGTAGCGCCGGTGCCGACCTACTGACGGCCAGTCTCACGTCGGTTCGCAGCATCACGCACACCCCGGTTGCAGACGCTACCAGCGCTCTCGGGACGACGGCGCTACGCTGGACGAACCTGTTCCTATCCGGCTCGATCCTGAACTCAGCCTCGGCCCAGATCTACGTCCGGCGCTCCGGCGCGGACACGATGACCGGCTTCTGGAACATCGGCTCGAACAAGCTCGGCGTGAACTCGGCCGCGACCACCGGCAACGTCAACGTCGCAGTCAGCGGTACGGGAACTCCCGGCATCTTCTTCGTCATCGGCGGCTCGACCAGCGAAGAAATCATGAACTCGATCGACGGCGGTGGGTTCGGTTGGGTCTGGTCTCTCGACAACAGCGCCGACGGCGACTTCCGCCTCAAGGTCAACACGGCCAAGACGCAGCGTTACCGGTTCTACCGCGATAGTAACCGCTTCCACGTCGGCTCGTCGGCTTCGGTCACGGCGCTCGGTAGCGAAGTCATCACGGCCGAGGGCCTGGTGCGCGCCACGAAGGGCGCCTCGTTCAACACCGGCGGTGGCTCGACGGACCCGGACAACTGGTTCAAAGTCATCGACTCGGCCGGCGGTGGCAATTACGCGATGGTCGTCAATCCGACCGTCAGCACCGGCGGCGTCGGCTTCTTCACGAACTCGCTCCCGGCGATCCTGAACTTTCAATCGGGCCTGGTCAGCGCTAGCAAGGCCGGCCTCGGCATCGTGCTTCAGGTCGCGACCGACAACCTGACCGAGTGGTACAGCAGCGACGTTTTTAGCGCCGCCGCCTTCGGCTTCGGTTGGATCAGCGAAAACTCGGCGACCGGTGACCGCGTATTCTTCGCCAAGAATGGCTCGGCAACCAACAGCGTCGTACTCTACGCGAAGCGCTCGAATCAGTTCGTCGGTATCGGCGCGACCTTCTCACTCGGCGGAACGGTACCATCCTCGCAACTTCACGTCGGCGGAACCTTCGCAGTAGACAGCACCTCGATCTTTGCCGACGATATCACGCTCAACACCGGCACTGACCTAATTCTTGCTACGTCGGGTGCGGGGACCAAAATTGGGACTGGGACCACGCAACTTCTCGGGTTCTGGAATAAAACTCCAGTGGTGCAGTATTCTACCACCGGGACGTTGACTGGATTCACTGCGAATACGACGACTCCAGTTCTCGACGGCAGCACGTTCACCGGCAATACCGGCGCGACTGCCTACACCATTGGCGATATCGTTCGGGCTTTGAAACTTTGCGGCATCATGCTGGCTTAAAGGAGTATTGGAACAGTGGCAATAGTATCATGGGATATCGCGGATCAGGACATGGCGCGGGTTATCGCTGCCTTATCTAGTCTGTATGGGTATCCGAAGTTCTTGGCCGATGGCCGCCCAAACCAGGAGCCGCCCGAGGATTTCGTGCATCGAAAGATCGGCGAGGATTGGAGCCGGCAGGTTGTATTGTACGAACGGCGTCGCGCGCAAGAGGAAATTCCGGTTCCAGTAGATCCGGTAATTCGCAAGGGCAAAGAGTAATTAGGAGGAAACATGGCTATCAAGAACATGCAGGGAACTACGGTATCTTTTCATACGGAACTGGTTGATCGCGCTTCTGATCTCTTTCCGAGCGTTTCGTTTGGCGAGTTGGCTATTAAGGCGCTCAAAAAGACACTTGGCGAGGCCGAGTTGCAGCGCTTCGCCGCCGCGAAGCGGGCCGAGGTCGAGGCCGAGGCGCAACGATTGAATGCGGAATTGCAGGGGTAATGGGCAAGGGCAAGACGCTAACCAAAGACCAGACCGACGCCATCCGCCTGATGGCGGTGGACGAGCCCAACCGCGAGAAGCTGGCCCGAATGTTCGGCGTCTCGCGCGCGACTATCTATAAGACGCTCGGCAAGGTCGATCCGGAAATCCAACGGGAGCAACGCCACGAGGCGATGGGCGCGATCGCCGGCCGAATGACTGGCCAAATCAGGGCGCTGCTCGACAGTATCGAGAATATCCCGGCCAATGCCTCCTTTCAGCAGAAGGCCGTTGTGCTCGGGATCCTCTCGGACAAACTGGAGAAGATCGACAAGCGGCTTGCCGAATCCAAGATCGAGGACAAGTTCGACGCGATCCCGCTACCCGAGACGGTCGAGGCGATGCTCGGGGCGATCCGGAACGAGATCCGGGTCCTCGCGCCGATGCTACAACTTGGACTCGATGATAAGGTGTTGGCGGAAGCCAAGGCGATCGAGGAAAAGACCGGGGCGAAAATCATCGACGTAGAGTACACCGAGATCCGGTCGATTGACGATATTGATGGAGGAATCAATGTCACGAATGCAAGTCCTGATCCTAAGCATGACAACGCCGGGACGTGAGCAATACACGCTCGTCCTGGATAATCTGCATGTCGAGGATAAGCCCGAGGTAATCGGCCTATTCGTCCTCGAACGGGCACGCGAAATGTCCCGCCGCTACGGCCACATCCCGCCGATGACCCTACATATCGGCACGGCCGACGCGATCGAGGTCGCCCGCCGGCAACGCGACACCGGGACAGTCCACTCCTCGCGCCTGCGCGCGGGTGAAGTCGGGCCCTTGTACCGGCTTATAACAGCAGTTGAGTATGGCCAAAAGAACCTCGCCTTCGACAAAGATGAGCAAGACCCCGGCGAGTTCCGAGACCCCGCCGAATGACCTTGCCCAACTCAAGACCTTTCTGCTCAAGCTTCGCGAACTGCGCGAGGCCGTTACATCCAACAAGATCTCGCACTACAAGCCAATCGGCAATCAAGCTGAATTCCACAGCGCCGGTCTGGCTGAAGTCCGACTTGTTTACGGAGGCAACCGTTCCGGTAAAACTACCTCGGGCGCCCTGGAGGCTCTGGCGCACGCTCTTGGTGTGCGGCCTTGGCTTAGCCCTGATCACGCCGATTATACTGTACGCCTATGTAATGGCGACCCTATTCCGGTTCCTAACATCGGTCGCGTGGTAGTTGAGAACTTTGAAGTCAACGTTATCCAGACACTTCACGAGAAGGTTAAAGAGTGGGCTCCGAAAGGCGCCATTGCCCATATCCAACCTAATCAGCGTGGTGTACCTTCTCGTTACGATTTCGCCAATGGCTCCAAAATTTACGTGCTCAGCTATGAGCAGGATGATGACGCTTTCGAGGGCCCTAACGGCCACTGGTTCTGGTGCGATGAGCCGCCGCCGCAGAGGAAGTTCAACGGACTTCGCCGCGGCTTGCTCGATTTCGATGGGCACGGCTGGATCACCATGACCCCGCTGGCCGAGCCGTGGATCAACGAGGTCCTCGCGTCGAAGGCCAACGAACCGGGCTCGCACGTCCGGCTGTTCAATTACGATATCTGGGACAACTGCGTCGAGAACGGCGGCACGATCAGCCGACGCGCGATCGAGGGGTTCCTCAAGGACTTGCCCGAAGCCGAGCGGCAGGCGCGCGAACACGGCGTTCCGCTGCATCTCGCCGGCCTCGTGTTCCCGGAGTGGAAGCCCAAAGCACCCTTCTGGATCGAACCCTTCGAGGTCCCGGCCCATTGGCCGCGGGTCTGCGTTATCGACCCGCACCCACGCAAGCCAATCGCCGTGATGTGGGCGGCCATGTCGCCGGATCACGTCTGGTACATCTACCGGGCGATGTTCAACAACAAACTCCGAACCGTCCGCGATGTGGCCGAGGAGATGTATCGCGCCGAGGGTTACAAGATCATCGGCGAAAAGTACAACCCGAACCTCGACCTAATGGTGCCACTGGTGCGCGAGACCGCCCAGACCGAGCACGTCGCGCTTCGGTTGATCGACACGTCCGCGAACGAGCCCGAGCGGTCCAACGGTATGACCGTGGCCGAGATGTTCGGCGCCTACGGCTTCTATTGCATGGACGCCTACAAGCGGAACTACAACGCTGGTCTGGACGCGATCCACGAGGCGCTGAAGGTCGATCGTGAGTGGGAAATGCCCGGCCTGATCGTGTTCAACACGTGCTCACCGGTCAAGCAAAACTTTATGAATTTCGTCTGGGACCGGTGGGGCAACTCGCGCCAGGCGGCTCTCAAGGGCGACAAGCAAGATCCGGTCAAGTACAACGATGACTTCATCGACTGTATCCGGTATTTGTTCCAAGCCAGACTAACTTATAATATGCTGCGCGCGAAGTGGGCCAAGCCCGAGCGCGAAGTCTCATGGGAAGATCGCGCCCCGGCGCGCGCAGGAAGGTACATCAGTGGCGGATATCATCCAGGTGCAGCCAAGCGCCCGCGTTAGGCTCCAGAAGAACAGCCGGGTGCTCCTGTACGAGCAGTCCTTCGCGCCCGATCCGGACGACTATACGAAGCACGTCGGCATGGCGATCTCGTGCGCGGCTTCGGCCTCAGTCACGCTGTCGCTCGGCGGGATCACGGCGGTCCGGAATTTCATGCTACAGAGCGACACCAAGTGCACGGTTAAGATCAACGGCCAGGGCAGCGGTACCCCGCTCCGAGGCACGAATCTTGTATTTGCCGTTTACTCTGGCAGCCTCACGCAAGTCGTCGTGACAAACGACCACACGACCAATGCCGCCTCGCTCCAGTACATCGCGACCGACTAAGGGGCTTATGGTTCTCAAGATGACGAAAGAGTGGCGCGAGGAGCAGGGGCGCCGGCTCAGCCAGCTTATCGCGGCCGACCTGACTAATCGTCGGGGTTGGGAGCGCGACCGGATCGAGGCGCGGAACGTGTACTATGGCGACACGACCCGGCCCGATATCCACTGGAAGGGCGCGACGGATATCCACCTGCCGGTCCTCTACGACAATGTGGAGCGGCTGTCGCCGAAGATGAACAATGCCGTGTGGGGTGCCGAGCCGCACTGCATCGTGGATCGCGTGCCCGAGGAGTATGACCCGGAGGAGACGCGGCTCCAGGAGATGTTCATCAACTGGGCCCTCGACTACGACATTGAGAATCTGTTCCTCACGACCCATGCCTGGTTCCGGAACATGCTTCTCGACGGCGTGGGCGTTGTTAAGACCTACTGGGTCACGACCTGGCGCAACACGTGCGAGGTCCACCGAATCAAGAAAGCATACCAGCCGGGTAGCATGAGCGCCACCGGCCTCCAGGTCCTACAGGAGCGCGAAAAGACCGTCGCCGATGTGCTGGACGAACTGTTTGGCGCCGAGAAGTGGGTGCCGGCCGGCGAGCCCAATAGCGAGGGTATCCCGCTAACGATCGAGGAAGATCGCCGGATCATCGAGAATGTGCGCGTCCTGTTCACGGACCGGTCGCAGTTCATCGACGAAATCGAACTTCTAGTCTATCGCCCGATCTTGATCAAGGATGCTCCCGAGGTCCGGATCGTTGAGGCCGATGACCTGATCGTCCCGTTCCGTATTCGCAATCTGCAAGAGTCCCACCGCGTCAGCCACAAGCACTGGATGACGGTGGACGAGATTCAGTTGGAGACCCGCACCGACAAGTTTGACCCTTGGGTGCTCGATGAGGGCGACGTGGATCGGCTCAAGGCCGCCGCCGCCGGTTCGCTGGACAAGCAGCGCGACGAGACCGACAACCAGGCATTCGGACGGCTGCGCGACCGCGTGGAGGGCACCGAGCCCGGCGCGTCGATCGACCCCGAGAACAACCAACTTATCATCTATGAAGTCTACTTGCGCGAGGATATCGACGGCGATGGGCGACGCGAGGATATCGTGCTCCAGGTCTCGCCGGATCTCAATAAGGTCCTGCATGCGACCTACCTCGACACGATCCACCCCCACGGCCGGCGCCCATTCCCGACGATCCACTTCCTGGCGCCCTCGGACCGCTTCTACGTGCCCGGCATCGGCCAGTTCATCGCGCCGCTGAATATCCAGGCTAACATCACTATAAACCAGGTCAACGACCGGCAAACCCTGATCAACAACCCCATCGGCTTCTACCGGCCGATGGCGCTGCCCCAGGACCCGGACGCGATGGAGGGCCTCAAGCCCGGCGACATGATCCCGAGCCCGGATCCGGGCGGCATCGTATTCCCCAGTTGGGGCACGACGCCGCTGTCCGACCTGACGATCATGAATCAAATTCTTGCCTTCACGGACCGGATCGGAACGAGTCCGATGCTAGGCGGGAACCAGGACTCCTCGGCGCCACGAACCGCGCGCGGGACCCTGGCGCTGATTTCCGAGGGCAACCTAAAGGTCGATACCCTCATCGACATGGCGCAGAAGGAAGGCTTCACCGAGCTTATGCGCCAGTTGTTCGGGCTCTACTCGACCTTCATGCCCGACGAGAAGTACTTCTACTCGACCGGCCACGATAAGCGGTTTGTGCCCGAGATGATCTCTCGCCGGCTGATGCGCGGTAATTACCAGTTCAAGTTCCGCGGCAACACGGTCAACACTAATCCGGAAGTCCAGCGGACGCTCAGCCAGATTCGCTACCAGGTTGCCAGCCTCGACCCGCTCTACTTGCAGGATCCGGTTAAGCGCCGGGAACTGCTGCGCGACTTCCTGTCGGCGCACACGGAGGGCGGCAACGTCGATCGCATCCTGCCCGACCTGCCCGGCGGCGGGGCCGAGCCACACATGCCAATGTCGCAGCAGCAGGAGAATATCTCGATGCGGCTGCACAGGCCGGTCGAGGTGCTTGACACCGACAACCACCTGGACCACATCGCCGAGATCGACTCCGAGACCAACGGGCCCGACTTCGACAACTGGGATCCGGTCGCGGTCGCGCTATTGGCGATGCACAAGAATGCCCACGTCCAGAAACTCGCGCGCGCGAACCAGGTCGCCTCGCTACAGCCAATGGGCGGTAGCGCCCCAGGCGGGCCCGGCGGCGGGCAGCGGCAGATGGCCGACATGGGATTGGGCAACCTTGAAGGCGGCGTAGGGGTTTAACAGCTTTGGGAGGACCGATGCAGGAATTCATTCTCAAGTACGGCCAGCAGATCGACCGAACGGTAGAGAACCTGACCACCGAAATCAACTCGTATATCCTCGCCCGCGACTTCGAGCGGGCCTACACATGCGCCGTCCGGCGCGACGAAATTATCAAAGGCTGGAACGCGCTCGTCTCGCTCCAGCGGAAACTGGAAACAGATGGCCAGAGTTCCTTTGACTTCCCCGCGGTATAAGGCGGCCGTCCGTCGCACTGCCGCAGCGCGCCCCACCGGCATGTCCGAGGCGCAACAGCAACTCAATCAGCAGAATAAGATTGGCGTCATGGTCGGCCAAAAGCCGCAGACGCTAGGTGGCGGCCTCCGGAAACTTCTCCGCAAGGTCCGCTAATAGTAGGGCAGACGTGCCCGATTTCTCGTGACCACGACGTAAAGGTGGAACATGTCCGACGAACAGCCCGTTATTGAACCGTCCTCGGGCGACGGAACCGGAACCGAAGCGCAATCCGCCCCTGCCGGCGGTAATGACGGCAGTAACGCGCAAGGAGCCGGTCGAAGCCCTGACAATATGTTTGGCGAGCTTTCTCGCAAGTACAAGAAGCTCGATGAGAAGATCGACGCCCTGACGACGATGTTGCGCGAGGCCAAGCAAGCCCCGCAGACGCCCTCGTACAGTACGCCGACCCCACCGCAGCAGGATGTTGTGTCGCGTTACGGCGCGCCCCGGCCCTTGCAGCAGTACTCAGACGACCAGCTTGCACAGGCGTTTAACACTCCCGGTTTCAACGATTATCAGAAGCAGCAGATCTCGCAGGAACTTAAGGTTCGCGAGGACGAGCGGCTCTTTGATCGTAAGTTCCAGGAGCGTGAGCATATGCAGCGTGTCAGCACTCTGAAGGCCGAATCGGAGTCGCTCGCAAGAGCGGCCTACCCGGCATTGCGTGACCCCGACAGCCAGTTTTCGCAGCGGGTCCAGAGTGAGTTGCAGAAGCAGCGTAAGCTTTATGGCGAGTTTCCGACCGACCACTATGATGTGGCGCATCGGGTTGCCGAGTCGATGGGTCTCCAGCGTTCCAAGGTAGGAGTACCTGGATTCGTTGCGCAGCCCGGCAGCGACCGGCAGACCGAGCCCGAAGGACCGCAGGGAATGTCCGACGACGAGTACAATGTGCTCGCCCGGCGTTTCCAGGATGCGCTCCCGTCGGACGTGGGGCCGGATGGCCGCCTTAAGCGACGGACGTTTGACAAATCGAGAATCCAGAAGCGTACCAGGGAATACCAGGCCGCCGAGAATGTCCAGCGCTCTCGTGGCGTGAAGTTCAAGGGGGACCGGTAAACTATGGCGAATAAGGAGCAACAGTCCCGACTCGATGAATTGCAGAAGCAGCTTGATGCTGCCCAAGGCGAGAAGGTCGAGGTCGCGGAGCAGCTTGCCAGCCTGCCTAGTGCGGGCGATGGCTCATTTAAACTTCCGGAGGGCCACCTGGCCTCGGAAGCTACGGATGAAGAAATTGAACGCGCTAGCATCCTACGTGATCCGTGGGCTGGTCAGGACGCGCTCGCAATTCTTCGGCAACCGCCCGGCAAGATGTTGCAGTGGGTCGCGCCGGAATACCGCAAGAGGCGTGGCCTCCGCGGTTGGACGGCCGTTCGCTACGACGACGCGATCGGGCGCGAAATTCATCTCTACATTAACGACCCGCCTTCGCGCATGCAAGGTATGGCCGATCTTGACCCAGTTGTCCGGCGCGGGGATGTTGTCCTCGCGTGGATCGACAAGGGGATTTACGACAAGCGAATCCTCGAAGGTCAGCGAAAGGCTAACAAGAACCTTGTCGGCGCGGTGAACGCGGGCGAACGACAAGTCGGTCGTTTCGGAAAGATCACTGGGGAAGGGTTGCAAGACGACCCGAACTCCAAGTACCGGCGCAAACGAGCGCCGGGCATGGTGTCGCCACGCAGCACGGCGGACTACCGCGATCGGGCCCAGGGCACGTTCGAGGATCCGCGGATTCGCGTGGAGGGACGCCGGCTCTTTTCGGAGCCCGAACCTCAAGAATAAGGAATCATGGCTAATCGCGATACTCCCATGGGGATGCGCGCTCTGCGCGACCGCAATGGGGCTTTTCCTCCGGTCCGGCAGTACGATGCCGTCACGTCCATCATCACCGAGGGTCAGCTTGTGTTTCTCAGCACGACTGGTCTCGCTCAGGGTGTTGGCACGGCGGCTCTCGCCTCCACGGTCCGAAACCTGATTGGCGTCGCGTCGCACCACAAGGCGCTCGCGGCGACGGCCGGTGCACGTAAGATCCAGGTTTACGTGGACCCGCATCAGTTGTACGTTATGCAGGCGGACGATGCGTCGCTGGATTCGCGGACCGATTATATCGGCCGCAACTTCCAGATCACGCTTCCGTCCGGCAAGAATACCACGAACCTCCAGTCGATCGCCGAGATCGACGCGAGCACTGGTACGTCGGCTTCTCTCGTCGCCACTACGGCACGGCCGATTCAGATCGTTGAACTGTGGCGCCAGGTCGGCAATGCGGCCGTCACCGGTGGCACGGCTTCTAGTAACGCGGACTTCGTTGTTCGCATTCTCCCCCGCTACCATCTCTTTGCTGGCAGCAAGGGCGTCTAAGAAAGGATCGTGATTTACCATGGGTAATGGTCTGATGACCAGACTGAAGGCAAGCGATCTTTTCTTCTCGCGTTTGCCCTTCATTGACGAGATCATGTACGAGAATTTCGATGCTCCGGCTCTCACGTATACGCAGGTCTTTGACGTGCGTTCGAGCGAGCGGGCGTATGAGGAGACCACGGGTTACTCCGGCTTCGGTCTGTTCTCGGAGAAGGATCAGGATGGCGGCGTCGTGGACTACGACACGATCCTCCAGTTGTTCGACAAGCGTTTCATCCACACGACCTATGCCAAGGCTTTCCAGATCAGCGAGGAAGCTCAGGCGGACGATATCGACGGCGTGATCAACAACGCGGCTCCGGCCCTCGGGCGCGCCGCGCAAACGTCGATCGAGACGGTTATCTGGAACGTGTTCAACAACGGCTTCGGCACGGAGACCACGCCGGACGGTAAGTCCCTGTTCTCCTCGACGCACGTTTTCGGCGACGGCGGCAGCTTCAGCAACATCGTCTCGGGCGATCTCGCGAACTCGACTCTTGAGTCCGCGATCACCAAGTTCGATACGATGACTGACGACCGCGGCCTCCCGATTCAGTTGAGCCCGGCTGTGCTGGTTTATCCCTCGCAGCTTCGTTTCCAGGCTTCGGTTGTGTTGCAGTCGCAGCTTCGTCCGGGTACGACCAACAACGATATCAACGCGCTCAACCGCCTTGGGTTGCGCGAGGTTATGTCGAAGTATCTCACCGATGACGACAATTGGTTCGTCGGCGCTCCGGCCAACGTTTCCAAGCTGATCGTCTATTGGCGGGAGGAACCCCGCACTGACCATATGCTCGACTTCGAGACGGGCAATATGAAAACCAAGATGACCTATCGTTTCAGCACCGGTGCGGCCGACTGGAAGGGTTGGGTTGGGGGTCAGGGCGTCTAATGGGTGCATCTAAGGCTGGTCCGCCGCTCGCCGGTGGGTATGTCTGCGTCAACCTGGAGATCGAGGCCAATGCCACGACTTCCACGGCGAAGAAGCAGATCATGGCCCTCCCGGCCGGCATGACCGGACAGATCATTGCGATCAGCGCTCGCGCGCGTACCGTGACTAGCGACCCCGCTATCGAGGTCGGTAACACGACGACCGTGAACGCCTACGTCACCACGGCCAATCTCACTACGGCGGTGCAGATGCTTACGCTCGGCGGCGGCTCTGTGGTCTCCGGTCGTGGGCCGGTCGCGGCTGGCGGCAAGATCCAGGTCACTGTCACTAATGATAACGGCGATGGCGTCGGTGTCACAGATGTTGCCGTCTGGATGTATACGGAGGAACACGCCTCCAACATTCCAGCCGACTGAATAGATCCGGTAAGCCCCGGTGGGGTCAAACCCATCGGGGCCACCAAACCTTTTATTGGGAGGACCAAGTGAAAGAGATTCTAGTTCACAACACGCTTGAGGGCGAGGTCAGTATCGAGACGGCCAAGCGCCCTAGCATGAAGCTGAACGCGAAGCCGCGCATTGTAATCTGCATGCCGATCGGGCCGAAGGATACAGTTAATGTATTCGAGACGCCGGATGGCTCGCGATGGGCGACGAAGGGCACGACGGTTCCGGCCTGCGTCCCGATCCAGTGGGTTATGGCTCACATGAAGCTCGTCACGCCGCTTGGTATCTCGACCAGTTTCATCTCGCAGTGGGGCATGCTGTCCGGCGAGGCGCGCCAGATTATGACTTCGCGCGCGCTTAAGATCGTCCAGGACGACGGGTATATCCTGTACTGGGACGACGATATTATTGTTGAGCCGATGGCGCTCTACACCTTGTATTCCTACATGGAGCAGCATCCCGAGATCGGCATGGTCTCCGGCGTCTACTCCACTCGGCAGGAACCTACCGAGCCAGTGATCTACAAGGAACATATGAAGGGCCCATATTGGGGCCTGACAGTTGGACCGAACGCGGTGCCGGAGGAAATCTTCGGCTGCGGCGCCGGCTTCATGCTCGCGCGCGTGCAAGCGATTCGCGATATGGTCGCCGCCAATCCCGGTGTGCCGATTTGGGCCGACTCCAAGGCCGTGCCCGAAGCCAGCGATACGGCGCCGGGCGGCATCCGCTTCACCACGTCGTGGGGCCACGATATCCGTTTCTGCCGCCTGATGCAAGAGGCCGGTTGGCCGGTGTACGTGGACGGGCGCGTGGAGTTGGGCCACTTCGACGCGGCCGAGCAGAAGGAATACCGGTTGCCCAACGACAGCCCGCCAAAGATGCGCGGGCACGAGAAGGGCAAGGATCGGCCCGGCTCGGTGTGCTTGATCATGCCGACCCACAACGATCTCGACTACGCGGCAAAGTGCGCCAAGTCTTTCCTTGAGAACACGCGCAACCTGGCACCGGTGGTCATCGCGCTTGATGATGCGAGCGATGGCGTGACCAGCGAAAGCTACGCGGAATGGGCTAAGGCGAACGGCATCGCGCACGCCTACCGGTTCGATGAGGCTGCGGGCATGACCCGCTCGTGGAACTACGGTTTGAACCTGGCCCACAACAACGGTTACGAATATTCAGTTTGCGGCAACGCCGACACGCTATTCACGGTCGGTTGGGAGGTCGGGATTGTCGAGGCGCTCGAAACGCACGACCTGGCCGGCCCGATCACGAACGCATCCGGTTGGGGCACGCCCCGCCAGAACGTCGCGGCCCACGTGAAGGACTACGAGCCGGACGATCAGACCATTCAGTGCATCGCCGATGCCGTCAGTGAACTACCGACGGTCACGCTCCCCGGCCCGATGTACGATTTCCATAGCGGCGGTTGCAGCGTGACGGTGCCGGAGTACCTAAACGGGTTCTGCCTCGTCGCGCGCACCAAGACCTGGTTTGCCGGCGCTTTCGACCGGGACGCGGTGTTCGATCCGGCGAAGATCAACAGCGAGAACGAGGTCGAACTAGAGACACGTTGGGCGATCGGGCTCGGCAGCCGCATGGCGCTCGTCCCGTCCAGCTTCGTGTTCCACTACAGGTCCGTGTCGCGCGGCGATGCGTTCCTGTGCCCCGGCGCTTTCCGGCCGGCGGTTCCCGCGGCGGTCGAGCAGTGAACCTGCCGACCATGCGCTTCGGCGGGAAGCACTTCGCCGCGGACGACGACTATATCCGGTCGGCCCGAGCCAGCGCCGCCCGCCTCGTGCACTTGGGGCTAGCCGAAAACGGCAAGGTGTTAGACCTGGGCTGTGGCACCGGCCGGTTGGCGATCGGGATCGCCGAACTTAACCTACACGTATATTATATGGGTATGGATGTTAACCGGCGCGCAATGGATTGGTGCCTGGAAAATCTGGAAGGGCCTAGCCGCCACTTCCAGCGACTTGACGTGCGCAGCGCCCGGTACAACCCAGAGGGTCAGTCGCTAGACGAAACCTTCCGGTTGCCAATCGCGGACGGCATCTACGATATCGCGCACGCGTACTCGCTCTTTTCGCACATGCTCGCGCGCGACGTGGGCGTGTATTTCCGCGAACTGCGCCGGGTGCTAAAGCCCGAGGGCGTGGCGTTCATCACCGCCTTTGTCGAGGACGACGTGCCACCGGTGTCGATCAACCCGGCCGGCTATATAATGGAGTGGGAGGGCCCGCTACATTGCGTCCGGTTTAGCAGGACTGAATTTGAGTCGCTCGTGCGCGAGGCCGGCCTTGAGATCCGGGACACGGCGCACGGTGGCGAGACCGATGGGCAGAGTAGCTTCATTCTTGGGAGGGTCAATGAAGATCGCGATTACAGGAGTAGCCGGCTTCCTCGGTAGCCACCTGGCCGACGCGTTCCTCGCCGAAGGACACGAGGTCGTTGGCGTGGACAGCATGATCGGCGGGGACTTTAGCAATATCCCGGTCGGCATTAAGTTCTATATGGCCGACTGTAATGAACTTGAAAGTATGGCGGTTATTCTAGAAGGCGTTGATGTGGTCTACCACTGCGCCGCGACGGCCTACGAGGGCCTGTCAGTATTCAGCCCTAGCCTTGTAACCAACAACATCGTCGGCGCGACGGTCGCCACGATCTCGGCTGCGATCCAGAACAAGGTCCGGCGCTTCGTGTACTGCTCGTCCATGGCGCGCTACGGCACCAACCAAGTTCCCTTTACCGAGGACATGGAGCCCAGACCGCAGGACCCCTACGGCATCGGCAAGTACGCGTGCGAACTGTACCTGCGTAACTTGGCCGAAGTCCACGGCATGGAGTACGTAATCGCGGTGCCCCACAACATCATCGGGCCGCGCCAGAAGTACGATGACCCGTTCCGCAACGTGGCGTCGATTATGATCAACCGGATGCTTCGCGGGCAGCAGCCGATCATCTACGGTGACGGCGATCAGCGCCGGTGCTTCAGCTTCGTCGCCGATGATATCAAGGTCCTTAAGCAGCTTGCTACGGCCGACGTGTCCGGCGAGGTTATCAATATCGGGCCCGACGAGCAGTTCGTGTCGATCTACGAACTGGCAATGATCCTGGCTTGCTTGCTCAATTTCGACCTCGACCCGATCTTCATGCCCGACCGGCCACAGGAAGTGCGCGACGCGAACTGCTCGGCTGACAAGGCGCGCCGGTTGCTTGGCTATAAGACAGAGTACTCCCTGGTCGCCGGCCTAAGTGAGATGATCGAGCACATCCGCGCCACCGGCCCCAAGGAATTCCAGTACCACCTGCCGATCGAGATTAAGAACGAGCGGACCCCGCGGACTTGGACCGATAGGATTATCTGATGGCGACGTTTT